ATGGCAGAAAGAAATGATAAAAACAGAACAAAAAAGTTTGACAGCGTTTTTTTCTGGGATACGGCCAGACGCTTTCTGGACCATGAACTCCCAAAGATCAGAAAAAAGAGTCAGAACACCGTTGCCTCCTACCGTGCCTCACTTAACATCTACATTGGTTTTCTGGAAGAAGTAAAAGGAATCCGCCGTGAACGCATCTGTTTTAATGACCTGGACGGAAAAATCTGAAAGAGTATCTTGTGTGGATGGCAGACATAAAGGCATGGAGTCCAAAAACCTGCAACCTCCGTCTGACCGCAGTAAAAGCCCTGTTGTCATATGCATCAGAAGAATGTATGGATATCACACCTGTCTTTGTTTCGAGTCAGATGGTACATGGCCTGAACATCCCTGGTAATGAGATCAGGTATTTCGAAGACTGCCAGATGAAAGCACTTCTTGATGCTCCCGGCAGGGAGAAACGATCCGAGCGCCGGAACCGGATGCTGCTTATCCTTGGGTATGATGCTGCTATGCGGGTTGGAGAACTGACGGGGCTAAAGGTCTGTGACCTGCATCTTGATGCGGAGATACCTTATATACGGATACTGGGAAAAGGCGGAAAGTACCGGAGTGTACCAGTGATGAAAAAGACTGTACAGCATTTGAGAGAATATCTGAGGGAATTTCATGGAGACAGCCATGACCTTATGGCCCCTCTCTTTTATGCGGTTACACATGGCATAAGACATAAACTATCCGATGACTGCATCCAGAAAGTCCTGAAGAAGTATGCGGAAAAATGCCAAAATGAAGGAATCCTAATGCCGAAAGATATCCATTTCCACATGCTGAGAAAGACCAGAGCAATGAGTCTGTACCAGGAGGGATGTCCTCTATCCTATATCCAGCAGATGCTTGGACACGAAAATATCTCAACCACTTCTGGGTTCTACGCTTTTGTAACCCTGGATACGTTAGCAAAAGCCCTGGAGAGGACAAATCCAGAAGGAAGAAAGGCGGAAAAGAACTGGAAGGATAAAAAAATATCGGAAGCCTTATATCGTCTTTAAAAACTATACCGACATTTTTTCAGAAAGTACCTGCAACTGCTTGGTTTCTGCGAAATGTCGGTATAGTTTTTTTGTCGGTATAAGTCGTATACATGATGCGGCGGATGTCATCTGAAAACTGGAAGAAAGAGCTTACATCCTCCCAGTTGTTTTCCCAGTTGCTGATCGCATAGGGATACTTCCTTCCCCATGTTTCTTTCACTTTTTCCAGTTCCGACAATGCTGCTGTTTCATTCGGGGCATTATATACAGCTTTGAAGTCTTTTGAAAATTTCTTCAAATCACTGTAATTAACATATTTAAATGAATTTCGCAGCATATGGATGACACACCTCTGGATCTGCGCCTGAGGATAGACTGCGCTGATTGCGTCCTTAAATCCCGCAAGCCCGTCTACGCAGAAAAACAGCACATCCTTTACTCCGCGATTTTTCAAGTCGTTGAGCATCCCAAGCCAAAACCTGCTAGTTTCATTTGCCCCTACGGTGATGCTGAGGATATCCTTATACCCTTGCGTGGTAACTCCAAGAACTACATAGGCAGCCCTGCTTAAAATACGTCCATCTTCCCGTACCTTATAGTGGATGCAGTCCATGAAGATGAAAGGGTAAATAGGCGCCAAGGGGCGGGACTGCCACTCTTTGACTTGTGGGAGAATCTTGTCAGTGATTTTGCTGACCATTTCCGCAGAGAGTTCGATCCCATAAAGCTCCTGGAGCTGGTCATGAATGTCCCTTGTGCTCATTCCCCCTGCGTACAAAGAAATGACCTTTTCTTCAATTCCTGAAATATCCCGCTGGCATTTCGGGATGAGTTTTGGTTCAAACTCCCCATTGCGGTCTCTGGGCACATCCACCTGAAATTCCCCATACTGGCTTTTGAGGGTCTTAGGGGAATGACCGTTACGCTTATTGTTTAAGGAGAGCTCTCCTTTTTGGTTCTTTTCATAACCAAGGGAAGCATCGAGTTCCGCCTCCATCAACTCCTGGAGGATGTCTTTAAAGCTCTCTTTGAGAAGGGAATAGACATCCGCCACACTGTTCAAGTTGTTTTGTGAAATAATCTGTCGAATTTGTTCCTTAGCTACTGCCATAAAAATGCTCCTTTTCGTTAAGAATTGTCATATCTGAATTCTTACCAAAAAGGAGACATTTTTTTCCAAAGACACAAACTATTTTACACTACCCTTCAAGGTTCGGGTTATCTGCGGCACCTCCTTGTCGGCAGCGTAGGAATACGTTGATCCACGTTTTAGGACAGCAGAACCCACGGCGGACCATTGACCTGTAGGTAACCAATCCACGAATAACGGAGTGGCCAAATGCCGGGAACTGTTAATCAAAAGACTTCTCCAAGATATCTTCAGAAAACAAATGTGGGTTTTGCCAGGTGAATTTCTAAAATTTCTACTTGACAAAAGTCACTTCATAACGGAGGTGGCGGATATGGCTCTTTTAACAATCTGCCAGCATACATTCCAGAACGTACAGGCTTACGAAGATGCCGTGGAGGATGTGGAGGCGCTGAAAGTCAATGTGTGGGAGTGCTATTCGGAGATCACAAAGACCTCCGAACAGATACAGAGTTCCGTCCGGGAAACGTATCTGTCAAAGTCTGAGCTGGAAAGCATCCAGCTGGATTTCCAGGCGAGCATCACACAGAACAGCAGTGAAATCCGTATGGACTTTACTGCCATCACCAATGAGATCATTAACAATGTATCTGCGAACCAGACGCTTTTGGAGGAATACATCCGGTTCAAGGGTGCGCTGATCGAGCTTGGAAAGGTTGGTAACGCATTTACAGCGGAACTGTCCAACGAGGAGCTGGCCTTTAAGGAGAACGGGCAGAAGATTGCTTATATTTCAAACCAGAGCCTTGTGATCACCAATGCGGAGATACGGAACAAACTGTCCCTGGGCAATGAGAGCCGGGGATGGTTTGATTTTATCCCAAGAGCCAACGGGAACCTGTCTATCAAATGGCGTGACCCGGTGGGATAACGGCAGTTTTTATTTTTGTGAGGAAGGAGGAAGAAAGATATGGCATCCAGCGGCAGTTTTTCCGGCTCCATCCACAGCGGCCATTATGTGCTGCGGGTGGACTGGACACAGACGCAGAATGTATCTGCAAACACCAGTACCATCACGGCAAAAGTCTATCTGGTCAATGACTGGAGCTTAAGCATCAATGGACGTTCCGATAATTCCATAACGATTGACGGTACCGCGCAGACCTTTGCTTCCTCTGCGATCAGCAGCACAGGCACACACCTTTTGGGGACATTGACGCAGACGGTAAGCCATGCCAGTGACGGCAGCAAGAGCCTGACCATGAGTGCGGTGTTCTATATCCGTGCGACTTTGAGCGGCACGTATTATGAGTCGATTACAGCCAGTGCCACGGTCACACTGGATTCCATTGCAAGGGCATCCAGTGTTTCGGCAACCAGTGTGACAATGGGGTCTGCTACAACCATTGCCATCAGCCGTGCATCCACTTCTTTTACGCACACGCTGACGTATACCTTTGGCACGGCTACCGGAACGATTGCCACAAAGACTACGGCAACCTCGGTGTCATGGACGCCGCCAGTTTCCCTGGCAAGCCAGATACCCAAAGCGGTGACCGGAACCTGCACGATTACCTGTACGACCTACAATGGCAGCACCAGTATTGGAAGCAAAACCTGTACGCTGACGCTGATGGTTCCCTCTACGGTAAAGCCCACCATTACCAGTCTGACCGCTGCGAGGGTGGATGGGGATGTGCCAAGCACCTGGGGGATTTATGTGCAGACGAAGTCCAAAGCAACCCTCACCATCAATGGGGCGGCGGGAAGCTATGGTTCCACCATTTCTTCCTATTCCATTACGGGCGGCGGGTACACCAGTACGGCATCCACTTTTACCACGGGATTTTTAAATACCTCCGGCACGGTTACCTTTACAGCAACGGTAACGGATTCCAGAGGCCGTGTGTCAGCGGCGGCAACGGTGTCGATTTCCGTGGTGGCCTATTCCCCGCCTTCTTTTGCCAGCTACCTGTCGCAGCGGTGCTTAAGCACAGGTACGGTGGATGATGACGGAACGTATATCAGGGGCCTGGTGACTTATGCTTATGCGTCCTGCAGCAGCAAGAACACGATCACCCGTGCCACCTATTACAAGAAGGCATCAGATACTGTATGGACGAATGCCAGCGCCGCTTTTAGTTCCGGTACGGCCTTTACGTTTGGCGGCGGCAGCATCTCCACGGAGACGTCCTACGATATCAAATATACGCTGACAGATGCCTTTACCACCATTGCCATTCAGGACATTGTTTCTACAGCCGCCGTGGTCATGGACTTTAAGCGGGGCGGCAAAGGCGTAGCGGTCGGGAAGGTATCGGAGGTAGATAATGCCTTTGAAGTTGCGGAGGATTGGGATGTCCGGGTGTATGGGAAACTCCTGAAGGACTATATCCAGTCTTTCATTAAGACCATGTATCCGGTGGGAAGTATCTATATGAGTGTCAACGCCACCAATCCTTCTACCTACTTTGGCGGTATCTGGGTGGCCTGGGGAGCAGGGAGAGTGCCTGTGGGGATCAATACGGCAGATACGAACTTTGCCACAGTGGAACAAACGGGCGGTGCGTCAACGGTCACGCTGACCTCTACGCAAATCCCAAGCCATACCCATGCAAAAGGTACACTGGCAACCGCCAGCGCGGGAGCGCATACCCACACGCTGAATTTGCAGAAAACAGCGTGGTCTGGCTCCAGCGGAAACCGTGTTGTGGTAGACAGCAGCTCCGGGTATACCGCACTGACCAATAATGCGACCGCCAGTGCAGGAGCGCATACGCACACCATTTCCGGTTCCATAGCGGCAACCGGAGGCGGCGGTGCCCATTCAAACTTACAGCCGTATATCGTCTGTTATATGTGGAAACGGACGGCTTAATTCATAGGAAATCAGGCAGTTGCCCTTTGGTGGGCAGCTGCCTTTTTCAATACAAACATTTTTTAAGGAGGCTTCATTATGAAAGAATTCTGGAACATCATTCAACTCATTTTTACCGCTGTAGGAGGCTGGCTTGGTTATTTCCTGGGCGGGTGTGACGGTCTGCTGTTTGCGTTGGTGGCATTTGTCGCTGCGGATTACATCACAAGGCGTCATGTGTGCCATCTCCGATAGGGAACTGTCCAGCGGTGTAGGTTTTAAGGGCATCTGCCGGAAGGTGCTGATCTTCATTTTGGTTGGGATTGCAAACATCCTTGATTTGCAGGTGATTGGGACGGGCAGCATTCTCCGCACGGCTGTCATCTTTTTCTACATTTCCAACGAGGGTGTGTCCCTGCTGGAGAATGCCGGACACCTGGGACTTCCGATCCCGAAGAAGCTGAAACTTGTGCTGGCGCAGTTGCATGACCGCGCAGAAACCGATAAGGAGGGCGAATAATCATGAAGCTGGTACAGAGTATTTTGACAAAGAACCCATGTTATATGGCAGGGAGAAAAATCACGGTTAAAGGTTTGATGCTCCATTCCGTGGGCTGTCCGCAGCCGAAGGCATCGGTATTTATCAATTCCTGGAATAGCCCAAGCTATAACAATGCCTGCGTCCACGGATTCATTGACGGCAACGATGGCACAGTGTATCAGACGCTCCCCTGGAACCACCGGGGCTGGCATTGTGGTTCCGGCAGTAAAGGCAGCGGCAACAATACCCATATCGGAGTGGAAATGTGCGAACCCGCCTGTATCAAATATACGGGCGGTTCTTCTTTTACCTGTTCCGATAAAACGACCGCAAAGGCTGTGGCAAAGAGAACGTATGAGGCGGCGGTGGAGCTGTTCGCCATGCTTTGCAAGCAGTACAATCTGAATCCGACTGCGGATGGCGTGATCATCAGCCACAGGGAAGGCCACAGCAGGGGCATCGCTTCCAATCACGGTGATCCGGAGCATTTGTGGAATGGCCTCGGCATGGGGTATACGATGGACGGTTTCCGCAAGGCGATCAAGGCAAAAATGGATGGAGGTATTTCTGGAAGTAACGGTTCCGGCCTGCAGGCATCTTCCCTGAAAAATCTGTCAGAGGCGGATGTGATTGCAAAGGTAGGACCGTTGTTTACCGCAGACCAGAAGACAAGCGGCATCCTGGCATCGGTATCGCTGGCACAGTTTATTCTGGAGTCCGGCTATGGCAAATCGGAGCTGGCGCAGAATGCCAACAACTGCTTTGGCATGAAGAAGTCCCTGTCCGGAAATACCTGGAGCGGTTCTATCTGGGACGGCACTTCCATCTACACCAAGAAAACGCAGGAATATGAGAATGGTGCGTATGTGACGGTGACAGCAAATTTCCGTAAATATCCGTCTGTGGAGAAATCCATTGCAGATCATTCCGCATACCTTTTGGGTGCCAAGAATGGCACGAAGCTGCGTTATGGTGGTTTGAAGGGATGTACGGATTATAAGAAAGCGGTGCAGATCATTAAGGATGGCGGCTATGCAACTTCTCCAACTTATGTGGATAATCTCTGCTCTATCATTGAGAAGTGGAATCTGACGCAGTATGACGCGACTTCCGGTTCTGTGTCCAATGGAACGGGAAGCAATACAAGTTTCCCGGCGGTTCCGTTTCTGGTAAAGGTCATTATTTCTGATCTGAATTACCGCTCCGAACCTTCTATGGATGGGGCAGTAAAGGGGCAGACGGGCAAAGGAACCTTTACCATTACCAAGATGTCCGGCAGTTGGGGGTATCTCAAATCCGGAGCGGGCTGGATTTATCTTGGCAATCCGGCCTACTGCACGATTGGCAGTACGGTGGCAGAAAGCGGCGCGTCCGGCAATGGCATAACCAATGTGGATGTGCCATTTTGGGTTAAGATCAGCATTAAGGATTTGAATATCCGCACCGGAGCAGGAACGAACTATGCCAAGACCGGGAAATATACTGGAATTGGTGTGTTCACGATTACGGAGGTCAAAGCTGGTACAGGCTCCACCCTAGGATGGGGTAAGCTGAAGAGCGGCGCAGGCTGGATTGCCCTCGATCACGTAACTAAGGTGTAATTGAATATCAATGTAATGATAATGCCCGCGGAGATCCATATGGATTTTCCGTGGGCATTATTTTTTTTGCTTTCATACCCCCTCAAAACGCCATTGAAGTCTCCGTATTATGAAGGAGGCTTCCTTCAGATTGGAGGAAAACCATGCAGGTAACAAAAATCACAGGAGAACAGCAGATACCCTTCCCTGCTGTGAAAGTATATACAACAGAGGAATTACAGCGAGAGTATGACTATTACATGGCGCAGAAATTGTTGAAATCCCTGTTTGATGCAGGACTGATTTCTGTGGGTGAATTCAACAAAATAACCGCAAAAAATCGCCAGACTTTCTCCCCGTATTTGGCTGAGATTATGCCCGAAATAACTTGATATTGCGAGCTTTTAGAGCGAATATGTGACCTACCGAAAGCGAGGTGAGTTGATGAAAAGGATCACGGAAATTGAGGAAAATAAAAGCCTCGGAAGAAAGAAAAAACTGCGGGTAGCAGCTTACTGCCGGGTATCGACAGCGAGTGATGAACAGCTTGTCAGCCTGGCGGCGCAAAAGGCTCATTATGAAAATTACATTAAATCAAACGATGAGTGGGAATTTGCGGGTCTTTATTATGATGAAGGGGTGACAGGTACCAAGAAGGAAAAACGGGATGGTCTGCTTTCTATGGTGGCAGACTGTGAACGAGGGAAAATTGACTTTGTCATCACAAAATCCATCAGCCGTTTTGCCCGGAATACCACGGACTGCCTGGAACTGGTCAGGAAACTTCTTGATCTGAATATTTACATCTATTTTGAAAAAGAAAATCTGAATACCGGGTCGATGGAGAGCGAACTGATGCTTTCCATTCTGAGCAGTCTTGCCGAAAGTGAGTCGGTATCCATTTCTGAAAATGAAAAATGGGGTATCAAAAAACGGTTTCAGAATGGGACGTTCATCATCTCCTATCCCCCGTATGGTTACGACAACGTGGATGGAGAGATGGTCATTGTACCGGAGCAGGCAGAGATCGTAAAGCAGATATTTTCGGATACGCTGGCAGGAAAAAGCACCCACGCCATTGCGGACGAACTGAATGCAAAGGGCATACAGACAAAGAAAGGTGGCAGATGGACGCCGGGTACGATAAATGGAATCATCGGCAATGAGAAGTATACGGGTGATGTCCTTTACCAGAAAACCTATACGGACAGCAGCTTTAACCGCCATACGAATTACGGAGAACTTGACCAGTATTTGGTTCAGAACCATCATGTTGCTATAGTCAGCCATGAGGAATTCGACAGAGCTAATGCTGTGCTGCGACAGCGGGGCAAGGAAAAAGGCAATGGCAGGAACACGGAAAAATATCAGAATCGGTACAGCTTTTCAGGAAGGATTCGGTGTGCAGAATGCGGGGGCAGTTTTAAACGCAGAGTCCATTATAAGCCGAGCGGCTCCTATATTGCATGGTGCTGTGCCACCCACCTGACGGACAAAGGCATCTGCTCCATGAAATACATTACTGATGATGCATTGAAGCGGGCATTTGTAACGATGATGAACAAGCTGGTATTCGGACACCAGATCGTGCTTCGCCCCCTGCTTCAAAGTCTCAGAGGCATGAATGACAAGTCTCAGCTCTTAAAAATGCAGGACTTGGAATTACAGATTGAGAAAAATATGGAGCAACGGCAGGTGCTGACGAGCCTCATGGCAGGCGTTTACCTTGAGCCTGCTCTTTTTAATAAGGAAAGCAATGCCTTGGCAGCGGAGGCCGAAGCACTGCGGCAGGAAAAGGACAGCCTTATGCACTCCCTTAATGGAAATATGGTAAAGGCGGATGAATTGCAGAAGCTGCTTCGGTTTGTGTCAAAGGGGATTATGATGGACAGTTTTGATGATGAAGCGTTCCTTACCTATGTCGATAACATCACAATCCATTCCAGAAGTGAGGCTGCCTTTGAATTGAAATGCGGAGTATCTCTGAAAGAAAGGCTGGTGGACTGAATGAAGCACATACCATACGGATACCGGATTGAAAACGGGATGGCGGTTGTGGATGAAGCGGAAGCTGACGCTGTGCGGAAATTTTTTGACTATTACATTTCCGGTCTTGCGCTCATGGCAGCAGCCGAGAAGGTAGGATTGAAACTCTACCACGGGAGTGCCGGGCGGATACTGAGGAATGTGAAATACCTCGGAGATGATTATTATCCGGCGATTATTGATAAGGCGACCTTTGATAAAGCAGAGGAAATTCGGATGAGCCGTGCAAAAGCACTTGGTCGTGTGAGAGAACCGGAAGTGAAGCAGGCGGAGCCTTTCCCGACAAAGTTTACAATGCCTGCTGTAAAAATAATCTATGATGACCCTTTTGTGCAGGCGGCTTATGCCTACAGCCTGATAGAGAGCGAGGTGGCAGAGTATGGAACTGAATAAGAATATTACTGTTATCCCCGCCCGGAAACGGGTGGGAAATACCGTGACAGCAGAAGAAAAACCAAAACTCAGGGTTGCCGCTTACTGCCGTGTTTCCACGGACAGTGATGAACAGGCAAGCAGCTACGAGGTGCAGGTGGAACATTACACCCAGTTCATTCAGAAAAATCCGGAATGGGAACTGGCGGGAATATTTGCGGACGATGGAATCAGTGGCTGTAATACCAAAAAGCGTGATGAATTCAACCGCATGATAGAGGAATGTATGGCAGGCAGGATTGACATGATCATCACGAAATCCATCAGCCGATTTGCCAGAAACACGCTGGACTGCCTGAAATATATTCGGGAACTGAAGGAGAAGAACATTCCTGTTTTCTTTGAGAAGGAGAACATTAACACGATGGATTCCAAAGGAGAGGTGCTGCTTACCATCATGGCGAGCCTCGCACAGCAGGAAAGCCAGTCCTTAAGCCAGAACATCAAATTGGGATTGCAGTACCGATACCAAAACGGCGAGGTGCAGGTCAACCACAACCGTTTCCTCGGATACACAAAAGACGAGGATGGGCATTTGATCATTGAGCCTACGGAGGCAGAGGTTGTAAAACGCATCTATCGGGAGTATCTGGAGGGCAGTAGTCTGCTCCAGATAGGAAGAGGGCTTGAGGCGGATGGAATCCTGACGGCGGCGGGAAAAGCGAAGTGGCGTCCAGAAACGCTGCGGAAGATTTTGCAGAACGAGAAGTACATTGGGGACGCCCTTTTACAGAAAACCTATACGGTGGATTTCCTTAATAAAAAGCGGGTACAGAACAACGGGATTGTCCCTCAGTATTATGTGGAAAACAGCCATTCCCCTATTATTCCCCGTGATCTCTATATGCAGGTGCAGGAGGAAATGGTGCGGCGGGCAAACCTTCACAGTGGGGAGAAACGGAAGAAGCGGGTTTACAGCAGCAAGTACGCTTTATCCAGTATCGTATATTGCCCGAAGTGCGGTGATATTTACCGCAGGATTGCATGGAACAACCGTGGCAAGCACTCCATCGTATGGCGGTGCTGCACCCGTGTGGAGCATGGTCCATCCGCCTGTGATGCGCCAACCATTCAGGAATCAGAACTGCAGGCTGCTGTGGTGCAGGCAATCAATATGGCACTTGGTAACAGGGACAGTATGATGGCTGCCCTGCAGAAGAACGTGGAGGCGATCATTCGGCAGGAGGATGAATCCTCGGCGGAGGGTATTGAAGCAAAGCTGGAGGAGTTGCAAAAAGAGCTGCTGAAGCGGGCGAACTCCAAAAAAGACTACAATGGTATAGCCGAAGAAATCTATCGCCTGCGGGATTTGAAGCAGAACGCTTTGGTGGCAAGTGCTGAACGAGAGGGCTTGAAAAAGCGGATTGCTGAGATGCGAGCATTTCTGGATAGTCAGCCAACAGAAGTCTTGGAGTATGATGAGCAGCTTGTGCGGCGACTGATTGAAAAGGTCACAGTCTACGATGAACGGTTTGAGGTGGAATTCAAATCTGGGATGACGGTGGATGTGGAGAAATGAAGGGAAAATAAGATTGAAAGAACTATTTGATTGTGCTAAAATAATAATGGGATTTTTTAGCTTCCATCATATTTTTGCACCTAAAGGGAATACTTATGAGTATTGATGTAAATAGGAGCGAATTTATGAATAACATGGCTTATTTTTTCTGTGATGTGGATAATTTCGAACAATTGCAAAACAAAACCTGGAATGCACAACAGATGAATTATAAGCGTCAAAAATATAAAGTAATAGATACTGCTATTCTGAATGACGAGCAATTTGAAAGGTTTAAAAGAAATATTGGTCGGCCAGTGGATTTTCTTCGAAATATTACTTCGAAATTATATTTTTCGGAAGAATGCGAATACATTTGTTTAGCAGTAACAAACGAGCATAGTGATGCTATAATTTTGGTTTGTTCATTTCAGTACTCTTATCCGAAATTCGTAGCAGTTGTAAGGAGAAACAGTTATGGAGAAAAAATATATTGATATTTTTGCGGGATGTGGAGGGCTCTCTCTGGGGTTGCATAATGCAGGTTGGAGGGGAGTTTTTGCTGTTGAAAAAAATGAAGATGCCTTTGCAACACTTAGGTACAATCTAAATGATCAGTTAGGGCATTTTGAATGGGTTAATTGGCTTGGAATGGAAAATCATGATATAAATGAACTTTTGAAGAAGCATAGAAAAGAGTTGGAAGGGTTAAGAGGGAAAATACCATTGGTAGTTGGAGGTCCGCCGTGCCAAGGCTTTTCTATGGCGGGACAAAGAAATGCTAAGGATAAAAGAAATCAATTAGTAAATTCGTATGTGAAATTTGTAGAATTGGTAAGACCGGAATATATATTTTTTGAGAATGTTCATGGATTTACCATTGCCTTTAAAGATGAGAAAAATAATAATAAAAAAGGAATTCCTGCGTCTGTGTATATAATTAAAAAGTTAAAGAAGTTGGGGTATGATTTGAAGGATGAGATTATCGACTTTTCAGAATATGGAGTGCCACAAAAAAGAAGAAGATTTATTTTGGTGGGCTGTTTAAATGGAGAGGCTAAAGAATTCTTTACAATATTAAAAAATAACAGAGATGCTTTTTTAGAAAAAAAAGGTCTTAAAGTTAATATTCCGATTTCAGAGGCGATAGGGGATTTGTTAAAGGCAAATGGAGAAGTTGATTGTCCAGATTGTTTGAATTTTAAATCTGGATTATATGGTAAGCCGATTAGCCCATATGAACGATTTATAAGATTTGGGATTAATGAGCAAAATGTACCAGATAGCCATAGATTTGCTAATCATAGAGAGTACACAGTAGCTTTATTTGAGAAGATGTTAAGCGAATGTGATAGGGGAAGAAGGCTATCTAGAAAAAAAGATAATATCCCTGAACTTAAAAAAAGAGGAGTGACGGTTTTAGATGCACAGCAAGTTTGTAATACAATAACAAGTCATCCGGACGATTACATACATTATTTAGAACCTAGAATTATGACAGTTAGAGAGTGTGCAAGAATCCAGAGTTTTCCAGACTGGTTTGAATTTAAAGGAAAGTATACGACAGGGGGGCAAGCTAGAAAACTTGAAGTACCTAGATATTCACAGGTAGGAAATGCAATTCCCCCTTTATTTGCGGAACAGGTGGGAAAAGCGCTGATTGAACTGATTAACAGGAGAGAAAATGGATTGGAATTTCAAAGTTAGTACAGGGTTAAAGAACATTATTGGTAGGGAATTGATTACCAATGAGTTTATTGCTATTTTTGAGTTGGTAAAAAATTCTTATGATGCCGGTGCTAAAAATGTTGTTATAGAATTTAAGAATATATATTCGGAGAACAGCAAAATAATTATCTCGGATGATGGACATGGTATGAATGGTCAAGATATTCAAGATAAATGGCTTTTTGTGGCGTATTCGGAGAAAACAGAAGGCAAACGGACGGGAACATATAGAGATAATTTTGCAGAACGAGTATATGCTGGTGCAAAAGGAGTAGGGCGTTTTTCATGTGATCGGTTAGGAAAAAATCTGAAATTGTTTTCCAGAAAAAACGGAGATGTTGAGGTAAATTACATAGAAGTAGATTGGTCTGATTTTGAAATTGATTCTAAAGAAGAATTTATAAATGTGCCTGTTAGACATGGAACTTGTTTAGAACTACCCAGTGGCTTTGAATGTGGAACGACAATCGAAATTTTTGGATTAAGAAGTGCATGGAATAGGGATGCTTTGGTAGAATTGAAAAAGTCTCTATCTAAAATGGTAAATCCTGATGCGGAATTAAGTAAAGATGATCAGTTCAATATATATATTAAGTGTGATGAAGAAAAAGATAAGGATCAGATAGAAAGAAAAAAAGTAGAAGAATCAGAAAACAAAATAGCTGCTAGTGGTCAGAATATTGTTAATGGGTTAGTTGTAAATTATGTCTTTGAGACATTGAATATTAAAACTACTCAAATTAAGGTTGAGATTACAGAGGATGGGGAAAGGATAATATCATCAATGTATGACAGGGGAACTTTTTTGTTTGAATTGGAGCAAAAAAATCCGTTTCCCACATTGAAAAATATAAAAGTTAGATTGTTTCAGCTTAACCGTGCAGCTAAAATTAATTTTAGGAAAATAATGGGAATACAACAAGGACAATATGGAAGGGGCTGTGAAAGAATGGAGTTGTTCTAACTCCATTTTTTCAGCCCCTCTTTATTTTTCGGAACGTGTAGCACAAAAGCAGTAAAAAGCGCATACTTCCCCTTCCCCCAGCAAACATGCCCTTTCTCTTCTTTAAGCTGCTTCCCTGAGTCTCTTCTGCTTATTATGATATTTATAGAGATTGTGCCCGATAGAAACCAGAAATAACTCTAATCTCACCGAATCCAGTCCTCTTCTTACAATCCGCTTATACCAACGGTCGTATTTGATGATTCCAAATGTCCCTTCTGCCTGGATGGACCGGTTCATGCGAAGCAGCGCCCCATGGATACTCTGAAGATTATCCAATACCTCCTGATGCATGGCGCTTAATTCTGCATTGATCCGGACCGTCCTGTTCTTTTCTGTTTTCTTACATTTTTCTGCATAGGGGCATCCACTGCAGTCCTCGCAGGTATAGTATTCTTCCTGCCTGCCGTACTGGTTCCCTTTCACTGGCTTCCGGTAAGCAAAGTGGAACTTCCTTCCGTTTGGACAGATCAGGTCCCCTTCCGTATCTGTCTCAAAATTCACTGCCCGGAACGGATCATCGTGGTATTTTTCGTCCGTTGTCTCTTTCTTATACATGGGGAATTTCATGAACTTTTCCATCCCATGCTCCTGGCAGTACAGATAGTTATTAAAGGATCCATACCCTGCATCCGCTACCGGATATTTCGGGTAAAAACCGTATAACTCATGGAACTTTTCCATCAGGGGAACAAAACAGTCCATATCGCAACGGTACTGCATGACTTCTGCCACGGTTGCGTCATGGTCCGTCTTCGCATAACTGTTCCGGTCAGGCCCGCATATCCGGATCTTTTCCACGTATTCCGAAAGCTTTTCGATATATCCCTTTAAACGTTCGTAATAACACTGCTCCTGGCTTTTCCGATGTCCCCGGCCGTGTACAAATGTGTCCTTATCGATATAACAGAAGAATTCATACCTGGACAAAATCATCTCCAGGCTGTCCGGTGGGTATTCCGCATTCGTTTCGATTTTCAGCCCTGTGTATGCCAGCGTTTCGTTCATTTCTGTAAGCAGTGTGGTGAACTTGCCGAACAGACGGTATCTCGATTTTTCCGTGGCTTTTTTCCAGACCCAGGTATACTTGTTTGCGTTTGCCTCGAATTTTGAGCCATCTATATATAGATGCTGTAAATCTATCCCCTCCGCTGTCTGGATATAGGACATGACTGCTTTGAAAATATCCTGGGCAGATCCTTTGAGCTCTTCATTGATAAAATAACTGAAGGCGCGGTAGCTGGGAGTTTCATGATCCATCAGGTACATGTAACGGATGTTAACTTTGCATCGGTCTTCCAATTCCCGAAGGGAAGCGTATCCTGTATCCATAAAGCCGAATAAGACTGTCTTTAGCATGTTGACCCGATTATATCCAGGCCGGCCTATCCTGTGTAAAGGCTCTGGCCTAAGATATTTTTCTATTCCAATCTCCTCCATGATTCTGTCAAATGCTAATACCGGATCACAGATATCCAGACAATCTGAAAGAAACAGTGGCAATCTTCCCTGTTTTAGGCTATAATACTTCTCGGTAATGTTATTCATAGCAGCTTAATTTTACCACAAAAAGAAGAACGCCTCCAGGTCCTGTACCTGAAAGCGTTCTTTTTTTATGGGACTTTTTTCACAGCCCCTTTTAGAATTATGCCGTATGGGGAACCAGGAGATGACGTATTCGGAATAGATAAGAGAAAAGCGCAAGGTTGGGCTAGAAACCTTGGAACACGTGACTTGATGGGGCGTATTGAAATATATGGGAGTAGTGACTATTTGCGCGAGACAACAAGTCGTGATGGTGGATTTATAAAAACGCCTACATATTCCGAGTTGGTTGATTTTTTTATTCAATACGCATTACGACCATTAGAAAAATATGTAGTAGGTCTAATTAATTGGGGAGATCCAGTTAAAGAAAATGGTAGATCTATTGAACCAGAAGAAATAAGGAATGATATATTAAACTATATAACGGAGTATGAAAAATCAAAATCATTAATTTCTGTAAATTGCAATCCGGAATTATTTGAGATAGTTGATGAAAAAAGGGAAAAGGCTCAGCCAAAGGAAATTAGTCAATTAAAACAAATGGCAGAGAAATTGAAAAGTGATGATTTGCAGAAACTAGCTCAAAAAATAGAAAAACATGATCGAAAAATACAAAAAGAAAAGGCAGATGTTGTAAAGAAAGCAGAAGAAGTTTCGGAAAAGTTGACACAAACAGAACGGGAATTAGAAACGACACATCGGCAAGCATTGTTTTTGCGAAATTTGGCAAACCCCAAATATGAAAATGCGGTAGAATCACTCCATATGATTAATACATATGCAAAAAGTATAAAAACTAATCTGGATAAAGTGATAAAGGAAATGCGTCGTTGGGAAGGGACTCCTGAATATAATAAAATTACAAAGAGATTGTTTGAAATTATGAAAGCGACGCAGAAAATTAGCAGTACATATAATATTGTATGCCATGCGGACTATGATATTAAAAAGGGAAAGATAGAGGATAATATTGTAGATTTCCTGCACGAATACATAGAGGATGCACTCTTTCCTAGAACAGGAGAAATTTTAAACATTGATATTAGAAGTGATGAGCAGATACATATATTACAATTTAACCCAATGGAGTTTGGCATATTAATAGAAAATATTGTATATAACTCTTTGAAAGCTAGGGCCCATAATATCATTATTAATGTTATGGGCACTGATAAAGAAACTATTATTAGTTTTATTGATGATGGCGTTGGGTTAAATACTAATATTACTCAATCAGAGAAAATTTTTGAATTGGGCTATACGACAACAAATGGTTCGGGAGTGGGGTTAGCTCATGTGAAAAAAATTATTGAAGATATGGGTGGAACTGTAGCAATTGATACAAATGTAAAATCAGGATTCAAGATTGATATGAGGATACGACAATGAGTATGAAATTTAATATTTTGTGGTTTGAGGATAATGAGGAGTGGTATGAAACAAATAAAGAAAATATTGAGGAATATTTAACAGGTAAGAATTTTGCCGCGGATTTTAAGCGCTATGATAGTACAGATAAAATTGATGAAGTGACGGCAATTTGCGAATATGATTTAATTCTTGTTGATTTGAAATTAGATCATAATACTAAAGGTACTAATGCAATACAAAGTATACGTGACAAAAATATTCTGTCAGATGCGCTATTTTATTCTTCGGACGGTGTAGATAAAATACGAAGTGAAATGGGAATGGGGATATTTGAAGGTGTGTATTTTTCATCAAGAGATGATATATTATTTGAAAATAAGGCAGAGCAACTGATTGATAAGGCTGTCAGGAGAATGGAAGATATAATTTCTACAAGAGGAATTTTAGTAGACAGCTTGAGTGAGTTTGATGAAAAATTACGCTTCGTGATTATGAAATTTTGTTCTTCTTATTCTGGTACAGAAAAAGGAAATGAAATAGATAAATATGCGTATGATTTAATAGTTAAGCAATTAGATGACAATAAAAAGAAATGTGATTCCATTAAGAATGCTAATTTCTTAACAAATGCTTTGACAAATAGTTATTTAATAGATTCTGCAAAGATGGCTCGAATTGTTCAACATATTTTTAATGTGCATTACCCAGAACAAAAGTATCGCAAAGATTTCTATGATACATATCTTAAAAAAATTATAACAGAAAGAAATAATTTGGCGCATGCAAAAAAGGAAACAGAGGGTAATGGTTTGTTCTATTTTGAAAAGAATGGAAAAAGAATTGTTTATGATTCAGTAAAATGTTCAGAAATACGTTCAAATATAAATTGTTTTGATGAAGAAATAAATAAAATGATTGAATTGATAATATAA